TCTTTCGGTACCAGTGCTATCTGACCACGATTGTTGATTGTAGACTCAATAGCAAGGAACTCTTCCTTTGCCTCATCTGGGACCCAGAAACCCTTGCGTATGGCCTCCGCAGCTTCAAGATACATTTCTGTTCTAGCATTAGGATATAGGTCCTCGTTGAAGGCTTTCTGACCGAAATTAACACGTCCTAACGTTATGTTCTTACTCTTCATAACGTCTACCAATCCCAAACTATAACCACCGGTAGCATCTACATTACCTCCAGAAATCTTATACTTCTTATAGAGGTCATCAATCATTCCAGCTTTCTGGAACGTGTCCTGTATATTCCTTACAATATACTCCTTGACACCGAATTTATCAGAAACAACCATTGCATCGTTATCCGCTCCCAAACCTGCAACATCTAACCCGAAATAACATTTATCGTCTTCATGTTGTTTCTCCTTTGGAAATTCATGTCTAAATATAATTTGCGATGCGATGTCGGTATCGAATATTTCGCCTAGACACTGTTGTCTGAAGAGGTTACTACCAACTATATATCTATCTTCTAGTTCTTTCTTGAATTCATCAGATGTGAACGGGTTATCTTTGTATGTTGCATGGATAACACAATCTTCATGTTCCTTTACAACCTTAGAGAACCAGTTCTGCACTTTGTCCATTGTAGAAGGTGAAGAAATCAAACGTGTCATGGAAGGATATTTAGAACCTCTCATACGGTCCTTAGCATAGTTATAAATTTCTTCACAACAATATGCAGCTTCGTCTATGGCCAATAACGCGATTTCTGACAAACCAAGGATAGATGCTGGATTCTCAGAAGAATAACAGAATAATAACGATTCATTCGGGAATCTTATTTCCTTTGCAGAAGAGTTCCAATGAACGGTTATACCAATCTGGGATGCAAATCCAATTATTTCACGTATAAGAACCTTCGTCAATGCAGGATAGTTCTGTGCGATACAGATACCTCTAATTCCCGGCTTCTGTAAACATTGCAATACAAGCCATGTAGCCAATATTCTAGTCTTACCTGCGGAAATAGCCGTACATGCAATAACGAGAGGATCATCGAACCTCTCTATAAATTGTTTCTGCCATTTAGATAATTGTAAATCCATTATTCCTTGACCGTAAAGGTTATATTGAACGGTGCACTATTGTTTGCATCAGTAGATTCAGCCTTAATCTCTGTTACTTTCTTATCCTTTGCCCAATGGTTCTTGTCACGTCTCTCTAGTATATTCAGGAATCTGTCTGCTAACTTATGGTTTGGTTCTTCCATGAGCATCTTTGTCAACAGGTTTCTCAATAGAAGAATCTTACCTTCGTAGAATTCATCAGAAATATCGTCAACAATAATACCTACAGGTGCAAGGTGAAATACAAGTTTCTGAAACTCTTTCTTGTCTTCTGTAGACAGTAAGCCATAGGTCAATTCAACATTAACCTTTGGTACTTTCAGATTACCGATATATTCGTCGAACGTTACATGTGTAAAGTTCTGCTCACACCATTCAGATAGTTTCATTATTTATCCCATTCTATACCGTGATCAACAGCATCAAGCTTAGCCATGAACTTCAAGTATTTATTGAACTCTTCCATTTCCTTGAGAATACATGCCAATATGACATTCGTATCTTTACTGTCATCTCTCGGTTTCTTTATTTCTTGTTTCTTTGTATTTGTTGCCATAAATAATCCTTATGCCAGCAGATGGATTTGAACCACCGATGTTAACCTATTGAAGGACGTGATCTACAGTCACGCGCATTCAGCCTCTCTGCCATACTGGCTAATAATGGAGCCAAAGGGAATCGAACCCTTCCACCAACCTTGCAAAGGTCAGTCGCCAAGCCTTGGAACATGTGGTCCCTTATTTAATCTATCTAGCTGGATTCGAACCAACAACATCATGCGCCCAGAGCATGTGACCTACCAGATTGGCCTATAGATAGATACGGGAGCGGTGGGATTCGAACCCACATTACGTTATGACGTAAATAGGAATCAACTGTGCCAAAGGCGGTTAATAGAACCAATCCATGCACTCCCGTTTAAATAATTAGTTCTGATTAATTCTTTCCATATCCTCTAAGATAGGTTTCAGTCTTTCCCACCTTTCTCTCCACTGTGTAGGCTTCGATTTAGAGAAGAACCAATGGATAACTTTGTGGGTGAGCTGATTGACAAAGACAAAGTTATCTTCGTTCGACAAATCCTCGTAATGCGTCTCGTCAAGGTCCTTATGGTGAAGGTTCGCACAACGAGTTAACTTCTGACCAGTAACTGGGTCAACTTTCTGTTCATGCCTAACTTTATCTCTAAAGTCTTTCCATTTCTTAGTTGATCTGAATTTCGTCTTAGCTTTCTGATTATTCTGTCTCATACAATTCCATATCTATGAAGGATATTAAGTTCTTTAACATATTCTCTATGTGGATAGCCGCAAGCTGTCTTGGTACAATCAGCTTCAGCCATTTCAGGATTCCAGTATCTTCTGAATCCATAACCCAGATTCTGGTCAATTACCTTAGCTTCTACCTTATGGCCACGCTTTGCTCCGACTTTACGTAATAAATACAGAATCGTATGGTCATCAAGTGGTGTTTCTTCGATTAACTGGTCAGTTAAATACGGAATCATCTTGTCTGTCACAGTAGAACGATAACACATCCATTCACCTGCTGTAGCAACATCGTCCTGTGACGCAAGGAAATCGTTACCTTCCATATTCTTTACGACCTGTTCGATATATTCTGGTTCATAAATACAATCGTCGTCAACTGTTATATCAATGAAATCTTCACCTTGATGTCTCTTCCATGTAGGTAAGAACTTATCGTAAACCTTCTGGTCTTTCTCTTTGAAATATATAGTAACAGACATTTCTTTGAGAAACTGAGGGACATCTGCCATTCCATGAGGAAACTGCTCGTAACTTAGGTTAATTTCGATTTCGTCTGGTTTCACTGTCTGGTTAAGAATCGAATCCAAAGTAGGTTTGCAACTGTTAATTCTCTTAGACCATGTTGTCATTGATACGATAATCATTATTTATCTCCCTTCATATAATCTGGACAATAACCTGCTACAGGTCCCCCGATATATTCATCATTGTGTGGTTTGCAAACAGAGAAGACATCTGGAACTTCATTCGGATCAAACGGCTTTGTTGATACATCTGGATATAATACTGCTGGATTTAAATCTTTGACACAATTATCATACTGTGCAATCCAAGTATCAAACATTCTGTCTTCAAGTCTCTTAAGTCTATCTTCAATCTTGTCAGTTCGCAATTCTAAATCTTTAATCTTTGCTTCTTGTTCAGTCATTACTTTACCTCTTTGTAGCTCTGTAGCTTAGTTATTATTAAGTTCCTTATATATTTACATTTGTTACATCGTTACATGATATATTTATATTATTTACTTTATATTTATTCCATATATCAATAACTTCTTTACAATCTTCAAATAATTCAGAATTGCCAATAGACTGTAAATATTTAATATCTTCATTCGCATTACATTTATATTTATGACATAAAGAATGTAATCTGGCTTCGTCTTTAGACATACAACGTGTATTAAATTTATCTAATATCTCTATTGCCATAACCTTTGGGCAATTCTTTAGTTCTTCAAATCTACGAGTTAAATCATTAGTCTTACCAATCTTTAACTTATTGTTTGCACACTTTATTAAATATATACAACCTTGTTCACATGATTCATATAATCTTATACGTCCAAGTTTAAATGAAGAACTATTGTCATACTCATCAATTAACCTTTCAGTTATTTCGTTAATATAATCACTATCCTTTCGGTTATCAACTATTTCCTTAACTAGTTCTGTAAATTCGTTTACATTCTTCTTTATACAGATTTGCATTGATTTATAGTCATTCTTATTTGTCCACTGTTTCAACAATTCGTTTATTAATAACTGTGTTTCCTTGGTTTCCTTATCGTCTTTAAATGTAAATTCAATTAAATCTTCAAATTCTGCATTACAATACTTTAACTGTGCCTGCTTTCTATAATCCTTGGAACGTTGACTGTCATTACC